TAACAGCAATATGAAATATTAGGAGATTAAAATGCCTATTCCGAAACCAAATAAAGGCGAAAGCAAGGATGATTTTATCAGCCGATGTATGAGTTTTCTGGATGATGAAAATTCAGAACTGGACCAGAATCAGAGGGTTGCAGCCTGTAATGCCAAATGGGAGGACAACCGTTCGATGAAAGTTGTTAAAGAACCCCGAACTTACAAGGCTGATTTCGAGGTGCGATTCGACAGCAACAAACAGCCAATCATTGAAGGGTATGTTGCGGTTTTTGAAAGCCTTTCCGAGGATATGATGGGATTCAGGGAGAAAATAGCACATGGTGCCTTTGAGCCGGCACTGAAGAAGGATACCTATCTCTTCTGGAATCATAATTCGGATAAGGTTTTGGCAAGAAAAAAGGCAGGGACGCTTAAATTGCGTGAAGATAAAAAGGGTTTGAGAATTGAGGCTAAATTGCCGGAATGGGCAAAGGATCATATCGAAACAATTACGAGAAAAGACGTCAACGGTGCGAGTTTCGGTTTTATAGCCGCATCAGACGAATGGGACCACAAGAAAAATATAAGAACGCTTACCAAAATATCCGAATTGCCTGAAGTTTCAATTGGGGTGCCATTCCCTGCCTATTCAGCCACAGACATTACGGTTGCGTTAAGAAGTAGGGAATTATCGAAATCAACCGGCAAGGCCGAGCCGACGCTAGTCAAGCCGGATGAGATAGTGCCTGCGCCGACGCGATGGCATGATAGTGGTGATATTCGTAGAGATTTCAAATCTTATCTACAGGAGGTAGATGAATGAAAACATTGACTGAAATGAAAGCAAGACTCGTTGAGATTGAAAGCGAGCTGCGATCATTCAAGCAACGCCTAGAGGATGAATCCCGTAATCCTACGGAGGAAGAGAAAGAAGAAATCCGCAAGCGGTTGACTGAAGCCGACGAACTGGAGGAACTGGTTGAGCTGGAAAAAAGACGGCTGGACCTTGAGGGTAAATTCGCTCAGGCAGACGATGAAAAGAAACAGCGGGCGATGAAACCGGTTCCAGACAATCAGTCCAGATCCTTGGATTACGGTAATAAGAAACCTTTTGCCAACCTTAGCGAACAGCTTCAAGCGGTTATGAAAGCAGGCATGGGCCAGAGAGTTGATCCCAGGCTTTACGAAATCAGGGCCACAGGACTTGGCGAGCAAGTGGGTGCAGATGGTGGATTTCTGTTGCAGGAAGATTTCTCCACCAGTCTCTTGCAGGATGCTATGGCAACCGGGCGGTTGGCTTCTATGTGCCGCGAGGTGACCATATCCAGCAATGCCAATTCCATGAAACTGCCTGGGATTGATGAAACTTCAAGGGCATCCACCCGCTGGGGCGGTTTGCTGGGTTACTGGCTGGATGAAGCTGCCGAGAAAACCGCATCGAAACCCAAATTCAGAAGGATTGAATTGAACCTGAACAAACTGGTTGTCCTCGTGTACGCAACCGATGAATTGCTGTCAGATGCCACCGTACTCGAACAGGTGATTAGGCAGGGTGCCGCCCAGGAGATCGGGTTCCAGTTGGATGATGCGATTATCAACGGGTCAGGTGTTGGCAGGCCGCTAGGTATCTTGAATGCCGGATGCCTTGTCAGTCAGGCAATCGAAGCAGGACAGGCAGCAGATACCGTAGTCTTTGAGAACATCGTCAAGATGTGGTCACGGATATTTGCAGGCTCACAGCCGAATTCCGTCTGGTTGATTAATCAAAATGTTTTTCCCCAGCTTGCAACGATGAGCCTGTCAGTTGGGACAGGAGGTGCTCCGGTGTGGCTGCCTGCCGGTGGTGCATCTGGAAGCCCGTACTCAAGCCTAATGGGCCGTCCTGTGATGCCTATAGAGCACTGCGCTTCAATAGGCGACCTGGGCGACATCATCCCTGCGGTTTTCGGTGGTGGCTATATCCTGGCGACCAAGGGCGGGGTGCAGAGTGATATGAGTATCCACGTCAGATTCGTGTACGATGAATCAGTGTTCAGATTTGTCGTAAGAGTTGACGGGCAACCCGTAAGGGCTTCTGCATTAACTCCCTACAAAGGCGGCTCCTCTTGGACACAGTCCCACTTTGTGGCTCTTGCTGCGAGATAAGGAGGTAAATAAATGATTGATCTAGGCCAAGAAATACGGGTTCAGCAGGCACTTAAACCTGCAACCTATACCAGTGTTGCGGCAGGCGATTATCTGAATATGGAGAACTATGCCAAGGCAACTCTCGTAATCGAAACCGGAACCGTGACTGTCGGCAGCAAAATAAGTATCAGAAATGCCACAGCAGCCGGTGGCAGTGGTGCAGTTGCCCTTGCCGATCCGTTCGTCAACGGCAAGTATTACAAAGGCTACACGGTCACTTCTGCCACTTCAAGCACCAGTGTGGATTATCTGGTCATTGGTAACGGTGACGATTCGACCACTTTTGTAGCAACCATCGACGCATCAAAACTGACTGCCGGTTATCCGTTCATCAATATGTATATTGTGGATTCCACAATGAACGGGACTATCAGCGGGACTTGGTTGCTGCACGGTGCTCGATACCAGGGAGATCCACCGCCTGATCCGACAAGTTAGCGTGGAGTCCCCCCTCATCTCCACCTCTTGCACCCGGCTCTGGGGGAGGTTGGGCCGGGTGCTTTAACCAACTTAATTACGAGGAGGCTGACAAATGGCCAACTACGCACCGAGTACGAGAGCAAGAATTGCAGACCTGATTATAGGGATGCACGTTAAGACTACCGATGGTGTTCTGGTGGCGGCCAATTTCACGGCAACCGCCCAGACTGAGCTATTCACCATCGTGGGTAGGATTGGCGTGAAAATGTTGTTTATCGAACTGACTGCCGCGGCTGATGCCAATGCCACTGTCGTGGGATTTAACACTACGTTTACCACTCCCGTTATAGCCCTCAATCCCATGTGTGCCAATTCAGCCAGTATTGCGGCTTTAGGGGCGCATGGTCGAATCACCTGGGTGGGTGGTGCAGTGGCAACTGCTGCGGTGATAACTGACAGTGCCGGGTTGACTGATGTGGAAGCTGCCGGGAAGTATCATATCCTTGGTGGTGAAACCGCAGCCGGAGCGAATACTGTTGGCACGATAGGTATGCTTGCAAGTACCGCGACCCAGGCGGCAACCATTTCGGCAACAGCGCATCTGTACTATATACCACTGTCGGCAGGGGCTTACGCTACAGCACTGCTCTAGAAGGAGGAATGAATGGCTATTGGTACGTCGTGCGCTATTACAGAGGAAACCTATGGCTCTGTGAAAAAGGTTACCTTTGCGTGGGCTACATTGAGTTCATCCAGTGGAGGCGTGACTGCGACTACGACAAAGGCTTATAACGGAGCCATAGAAAGGTTAGTCACTATACCGGGTGCCGGGGCATTGGCACCAACTGCAAGTTATGACATTACCGTAAGCGACCAGGACAGTACCGATGTGCTTATGGCCGCGGGCATGAATAGGCACACTGCCAATACCGAACAGGTAAATGCTGCGAGCTTGGGTATAGTGGCGAATGACACTTTAACCATTAACGTCACAAATGCCGGTAGTTCTAATGCCGGTACGGCAATTGTGTATATCCGTTAACAACTAGAAGAGGTGGAGAATGTCTTATCTGGATTTGTGTAAATCGAAAGATGTAATTTCTTTAATCAGACCTTTGTTGGCTCAAGCGGGATTTAAGTTAAGGGATGCAGACGGAAAGATATACACTGAAACGAGCCTGGCATGGGAAACCCCGTGGCATCATGTCTATCATGGTGGTCAGTTAGATTGCCACCTGTGGCACAAGGTTCTTTTTGACTTTGTTTTTAAGGAGTTAGGTGAAAAATGGGTGCCGAGTAACTGCCAGAATTGTTTCAAGGTAGTTGCCAGACCAAGGACGTTGAAGGAATTATTCGCCTTGTTGAATTTACAGAAACGGTTGGGCCGACCTTCTAAATGCGGTAAGGAAATACGGCCTTCAGTCCACGGTCTTTATGGTGGCTACTGGTATAACTGGGGATTGGACGAAGGGTTGGAGTGTTACAAACTGGTAAGAAAAGAGATAAATCAAGATCCCAAACTCGGTCCTGAAATTCCTGTCGTATTGAAAAGAGCATGTACCGAATTTGAATTACTTGCCGGTCCTTCCGATAAATGGGAAGTAACCCCGAGGCAACTGGAAATAGAGGCGTTGATTGATGTTACTTTTGTCAGGGATATCAAGCACAGGACGCAGCCGGATCATGCTATTGCTACCGTTCATAGGGGTTGGATTGAATGGGCGTATGCTTGCGGTGACAAGACTTATTTAGAGTTTACCAATGGGCAGCCATTGTACCCACCTTTGGTCACATATCATCATTTAGCTGAAGAAAAAGAAAAGGTGGAAAAAAAGAAAGGTAGCAAGAAATGAAAAGAATCCTGATGCTCATAACCGTGTTTTGTATGTTTCTTGTATCGTCAGTCTTTGCCCAGACGTGGCAGTGCCGATTGACCTGGGTGGCGGCAACCGACCCGCAGGGCGACCTCGCTGGATACAAGATATATCGTTCTATAACCGACACCACTCCGGTAATAGGTCAGGCGCTTGCCAGTACAATTATTGCCCAGGGTGGCGAGCTGGCTCCGGTGGACAATTTCGTATTTGATCTTCCTGCCGGCCTTCATTATTTCTGGTTGAGTGCTTTTGACGCCTTGGGGAACGAAACTTTGCTAAATGGGTCTGCGAGTGTGAATTTAGGCAGTGGTGAGGGGTTTGCACCTGTCTGGCCGGAAGGTGCTGAGTTGAAGGTCGAGGTGATTGTACCCGAGCCGGTTGCTTCAGGTGGTGCTGGAGTTAAATGAATTGGCCTAATAGTGGCAACAAATACTATGAGAAATTCCATTGCGATCACTGCGGAAGAGAGTTTCCGGCATATGACAGTCAGACAAGGTTTTGCTCGTAT